TTTTTAGCAATTGTTTCCAGGGAACTTTTGTAGATGCCTGGAGAATACCTTGTATAAGACCTTCTGCCCCACCACCAATCAAAGCGCCATCTAACATATTCTTTAGACGTTTTGTTGCCTCACCGTCAGTATCATTTTTCTGTACAACGGCAATTGCATTATTAGCCCAGTCAGATCTTTCTTTAGGATCTGCACCTTGCCACCAGGTCAAAAGCCCTTCAGTAACTGTTGGATCTTCTGGATTGATCGCCATATAGTCTGCAATGCCACCCCATGCCATGCCTCTAACAAATGGATTAGCTGAACCCATCATTGACACTAACTTGGCTGCTGGCACAGCTACAATCCCAAATTGAGAAATACTTTCTACAATATTGCCATAAGTCTCATTATTAAATGGCTCATTTAAACTTTCATTAATAGGATCTGAAATAAGTTTTGGGAATACCTTATTAGTCATGCTTATAAATGAATCCATTAATCCAGTAGTCATCTTCGTTCCCATGAAAGGATCATCACTACCTTGTATACCTAAATATTCAAGAGCTGGTTTTACTGCATATTCATTTACCATATCAACTGGTTGCCCAGCCAGGTTAGCAACTCCTTTTAGAGTTTGAGTTATTCCTTTATCGCTACCTTTTATCATGCCTTTTGTAGTATCTTCACCAATCTTATCTAATGTTCCTTGTTGTTCATTTATAGCTGTTCCAACAGCGCTAACGCCTTCTTTGATTTTTTCACCTAAAGTTGGTTCTTTATTGCCAGAAGTATCAAAGTTATCTACCTGGGGCATGGACATAGAGCCATATTGGCTTTTTAATGATCCAAGGTAATAGATGTCATTAGCTTCGTCTTCACTAATAATATTGCCATTGTCGTAGCTTGTATTTTCTAATTGTTCCATGTGTCAGCTCCTACAACACCAATATACTTTTCAAATTTATTTAACCACGATTTATAGGCTGCATCTGTTGGCGTTCCTTTCTCAACAAGAAACATCATTATATTTTTATGATTATATTTACCATCCCATTGGACATCAGAATTTTCTGGTCTGAAAGATGCAAATGGTATGGCATAAACAGTTTTAAATTTTGTAACTTCCTGATCAAAAGATGTCTTAAATATTACGTTTATTTCTTCCTGGTAATTGCTCATTATATCTTTGCCTTTAGCAACAATATCAGAATATGAAGCTTTTTTACCAGCTGGTGAATTTCTGTATTCTTCAAACGCTTTAGCTGCTGAAACTCTCATTTGATTAAACCTGGTTGATAAAGACGTATTATCATTCGTTAATTTATCAATATAAAAAGCTTTATTAATAATAGTTGCCTTTACAAATTTATCAGCATCGTTTCTTTCTACTTTTAATTGCTTTAAAAAATATTTAAAATCTGATGTAGACAAACTATCTTTTTGAGCCAAGATTAATGGTCTAGTTAATTGGTCGTTCTCATCTAATTTATCTAATGTATCCCAGGCTGAAAAGTCTGTCTTTTGTTCAGTTTCTTTATCTTCATCTACCTCAAATAGTTTTTCTACCGCTGTAACATCACTTGGCTTACTGAAAAAGCCGTTTTTCTTTAATGTTTCAAATTTAACTAAAGCAGAAGATTTTTCATCAGGATTATCAAAATTAGTATTTACTATTTGATTAAACATCTCATCATTTAATTTATTGTTTTCTTCATCTGCTGCTTTTTTAGCGTCAGCATTATCCTTCTTCATTTTGTTTTCTAGTTCTCTGACCTTATCAATAAAATCTAATTTATCTTTAGGATCTAGCATTCCAAATACTTTGGCTAAAATAGGATCTACAGTTTTTAGTTGTTCATCTGTTCCAGTTCTCAAAGTTTCAGTAATTGACATTGATGAATGAGTTTTAGATTTTATTAGATTTAGGCTTATACCAGTAACAATATTTTCTAATGACTTTTTCTGCCTTGTTATTAGCTCTTTGGCATTAAATGTGCCTTTAGCTGCAAATTCTGAAAACTTGCCTCCAGGCATTCCTTTAAAATTAGTAAAGTCTTGTGGTTTGCTTTTGTCATATTTAGATACAGAATGATTGCCATTTAATGCATTAATTCTGACATCCACCTCTAATGAGGTGTTAGCTGCTATATTGTCATTATCTGATACAATTTTACTTTCATTAATTTTATTTAACTCAATAATGTAACTGTTATTAGCTTTCTTCCAATTGAGTATACCGCTAGAAACTAATTGTGAAGCTTTAGTGCCAAAAGCAGATTTAGCTAACCTACTGCTTAAATATGGTAACTGTGTACCCTGATTAATCATGTTCCCATTAGTATACTTATTGTAAGCAGCCATCATTTCTTTTTTAACTAATTTTTCTGCTTGTATAGGATTACCATTATTTTTATGCTTTTCTTTGATAGATTCTATTTCAGCTGTAAAAAGAGGTAATGTTTCATTTACATCTGACGCTGCTTGTATCTTGTATTTCTCTTCACCAATTTTGAAAACAGTATCTCCAATATCGCTCATTGCTTTACCCATAGCTCCCCAGGCGTTAGGATTAGCTTGAGCTGTTAAAAAAGTACCACCACCAGCAGTTTTAGTCCTGGCTAGTCTTTCTGAATATGTAGGAACTTTCATTTAATATCCTCTTATATGCTTGCCATAGAACCAGCAAATTTACCCATAGCTTGGAGCCTCATTGCTTTTGCCTGGGATTTAGCTTCAAATAATTTTAATTGACCTTGAAGCCTCATATTTGCAGCTTGATCTCTTAAATCACCAGCTTCTGATTTAGCGTTATATTCTAAGTTATTTATATCAGCGTCCATCTCTTCAGCTGATTTCATAGCCACCTCTAAAGCTGTACCAGTTCCAGTCATGATGTTGGCTTTGTTATATTGAACTTCTTGTTGACCAGCTAATGTTTGATACTGGCTTCTAAATTTAACAATATCTTGCTCAGCCCTAAACACTCGCAGCTCAGCTTTTTGATCTGCTACTTTTGCATTTCTGTCTGTTATTTGTTTATTATATCTACCAGCTTTAGTAACACCGCCAGCTGCTGCATTAGCCCCTAAAAGAGATAACCCAGCTCCTATCCCCATCATTATCGCACTCATCTAATTCACCCTAGCCCATCTAATATAATCACGCCCAGCTGGACAAAACTTTTCCATAATTCCCTCCTCTTTCATTCCTAAAAACTGCATCCATCTCCTGGAAGATGGAAAGCTTTCTAATGTTGCTGCCTGGATACGATGAAACTTATGATCAATCATTATCTTATGCAGATGCCTTTTAAGTATTCTCATTGCACTTAATGGATTTTCAGTAAGATTATGTGAGCCAATAAACCAGGCTTCTCCCACTCCATCCCATATTGGGTATATCCCACCAGCTGCAACCATCAAATTTTCTGTGACGCCAGTAAAGCTCATCTCAGGAACAACCATCCCTTCAACAAACTGACTTATTTCTATGCTAGGTCTAAAATCTTCACTATTGAGATCACCCTCTAATATCTTGTGAGCGTGAGCAGTCTCAAAATTTATTATGTTCATTTATCAAATACTGACAATGTTGGAAATATTGCCAAGATTGTCATTGGTAATGGTAGATCTTGTACAATTGTTATTGTTGCATCATCATCGTAGCCGCCATTAAACTCAGCTGTTTTATCACCAGTAAATAAACTTAATGCGGTATCCATGTTATCTGAACTTGATCTAAATGGTATTGTATCTAGCTCTGTTGAACTAGTGCCTATTTTTAGACCAACTGTTCTAAATAATCTTACAGTAACTTCACCAATTCTTTTATTCTTACCTTGAGAAGATCCCATTGCAGAACCAGCATCTATTCTTAAAGTTTCTAATTTACTTGTGAATGGTAATCCAATTTGAGCTTTCGTAACAGATCTGTCTAACGTAATAGCCCCAGAACTAACTGTCTTATTTGCATGAGCAGCGCCATCAGCTAAAATAGCAACTGACTGCCCTTCCAGGTGGTTTAACCCAGATATAGTTGTTGCAGCAGATCCACTATAAGTTAATCCACTATCTACAAAAAAAGCATTACCAACATCTGTACCAAAATCAAATCCTGATAAATATTCTACATATCTTTTTGTGGCTCCATTTATAGTACGTTTGACTATAACCCAGACCTGGTCTTCATCTATATCACCAGGTATTGTTGCTACACTTTCTACAACAGCATTTCCAGATCCAAAAGAACCACCTATAATATGCCTATGCCAGGCAACCACTTGTTCTTCTCTTCTAAATGTCATACACGCTAAAACACCGTCAGCTCTTACAAGCCAGGCAACGCTGTCAGGCTCTTGCTGGTACGCCATTTCTTCTATGCCGCCTTCTGTAATATGCTCAGCTAAAATCGTCATGTCTGGCGCTACATAGCTATCTGATTCAGATGAAAACGCTAATTCTCTTAGTTTTCTTTTTGCTCTTTGAATAAATAAAGTTGAGTTACCAATGAGTAATGGTTGTATTGGCGCAGAACCAAATGTGGTTTGTTGTTTAATCTGAGTATTTGTAGGTGTTAACGGCTCATCAAAACCTGACGCCCTAACCACAAACTCACCACCAGAGGTTCCAACAACAAGTTGTGAGCTACTTACTAAATATCTAATAACATTAACTTCATTAGATCCTATTGTGTATTGCAGTCCATCATCTGCATCTGTACCTATTTCAAAGTTTTCAAAGTCACCAGACTGCCTAAAAAACATTGTTTGTGGTTGGTTTGACGTTCCAGCAAATACTAATCTTTGTTCATAAAATGCAACTGTTGATGGATATGAGCCAATAAAGAATGCACCTAATCTCCATTTTTTATCAGCCACTAATGACCCAACTAATGTAACATTATCTCCAGCAGCTTCTGAAGCTAGATCATTACCAGGAGCAATGACTAATGTTGTATCAGTCACAGCTACAACTAATAGATTTGAAAAGTTATTACTGGTTGATCCAGTTAAAGTAACTCTCATACCAACTTCAAAGCCCTGGTCAATAAAGTTACCAGCTGTATCTTCTAATCTGTCATTATGCTCTAAACCAGTACTGTCTGGATCACCTTCATGAAAACTAATAGTGTTAGTTGCATATGTAGGCATTAACTCAGTTCTGCCATCTTCTAATTCTTGCACAGCTGCAACTGCTACTGTTGCACTTGTAATAGATGTAATTTTAGCAAATCCTTTATGAAGCTGGACTAAACGCCCTACATCATTTGATGTAAACAAACTAGCTGATGCCGTGATATTGACATTACCAGTTCTTCCATTAGCTAATAAAGTTGTTGTGGTTATATTAGGATCTAACATTGCACCACGCTTTAGATCAACATCAGTAATGCTCCAGGAGGTATGACTTGACCTGGTTAATTTTCTTGGAGGATGGGCTGGATGAACCAAATACATAACATCTGCTGTTTGTGCAAACTTAACGTCAGGCACTTGAGCTGTTGTATATGTTGTTGTTAATTCAATTGCATTAGAGCTGCCGTCAACGATTTGACCGCCGTCTTTATAAAAGCGCATATAGTTATTGCCCATTTCAATAACGTAAACTTGCTCAACATTAAATTGAAAACGTATAAGCCTGGTTTTAGCGCTGCTTGTTTTTACTTCTGCTATATATCTAGTACCTGGTCTTCTTGATAAACCGCCATGAGGCTGCACTAAAAAGTTTTCTACAGTCGTAGCACCATTATCATAACGTCCTAAATCTGTACGTCCAAATAGCCTTTGTGTTAACTCACCAGCTGTAAAGTTTTGTTTTGCCGCAGAAACCTTCGCCATAAATTAAAACCTACTTGCTATAAATATATCACCTTCAGCATAAGTACGCTGATCCTGGTTAGTAATATTTTCTGGAGTTCCTTCTGTTGCATCAACAAACCTGGCTTCACGAATTTTAGTATTAAATTGTGTTTCCATTAATTGTGTTAATGAGGTGCTGTTAACCAGGCTATAAGATATTTCCATTGCCATTCTAGATGACAACGCTTCTATTAGCAGCTGGTCATATTCATTAGGATCTGTAATTCTTGCAATATATACAAGCTGTATAGTTGCATCATCACATAATAATTTTCTGCCTTCTATCTTATGTACAGTATCTGGATCTTGTAGTCTTAACACTCTAAGACAATAAGGATCTGTAGGAAGGGTAAATTGGTTGGCATAATCAAAAGGTGGAGCCACGCTATCAGGTGATAATGTTTTCCTGGTCATTAAGCAATTCCAGGGATGCGATCTAAAAACTGAATCCCTGACTAATGCATAACGCTGATTACAAATACGCCCAGCCTTACTATCTTCATTTAATGAGATAATATTACTAGCGCCAATCATGTTTAAAGCAGAATTACAAATATCAACTTCTGATGCCATAACTATTCCTTTTAAATAAAAAAGGGCAGCTGGAGGAAGCTGCCCTAATTAAGTTTATTTAATCAAGCACATAATACATTGTAAGCTCGATCAACCCAGTACCATTAGCACCAGCTAAACTTACAGTTATTGGAATGCCGTCTTTGTCAGCATCGACAACACTATTTTTACCAAGAGCTGCTGTTAAGCAACAACCCACAGTTGTAATAGATGTTGAAGCCGCAGCTGCTTTGTACTCATCAACGTCTAATGCAACAGCAGTTCCAGCAGCATTTGTATATGCCGCGTGTCCTACTGACAAAGTAGTTGATGAACCTAACGCCGCATGAACAACTTCACCGTCCAGGATTCTTGCCCCATTTGGTAAGTTAAACATATGAATGTCAGATTGCTCAGCAGAAGCTGTATAAGAACCATAAGCAATACGGATTCTACCGCCTTGCTCAATCGTTTTGATCATACTAGATGGATCGTTCTGATCCCATTTAGTTTTTTGATCTGAGTAAACTGTACCCATTTTAGTCTCCTTCTAATTAAGATTATTCGTTACAAGCGATTTCCACTATTTTCTCTTCTTCCATTCTTGTCGCACCAAGAGTTTGACAGTAATAGATTTGAGTTGAATATGATTTATCTGCTCTTTCATCAATTTTCGCTGTTGGCTCTTTTCCAATAGCGACTTTCATTCCATCAGAAGCATAAGCAAAAACTTGTCTTGAAGTTCCATTATGCGGTAAACGGTTTGAACTGATGAACTTAAAGCCCATGAACGAATCTATTTGTCCTTGAACTAAGCTTTTCACAGTATTAAAATCACTCGATGTTACCTGAGTTGTACCTAACAAATCTGACATTTGTTTTGGTGAAGCAACTAAATAACGAGGTATAGAAGGATCAACACTATTAGCGTCTAATATCTCTTTAGCAGATAAAAGCTTAGCAATAGTAAGACCAGCTGAACCATGAGCAATTTGCTGTGTTGCTGGAAAGCTCACGCTTGTTGCACCTGATGCACCAGTTTTAGCTGTTCCATGCATAGCAGCAATAATAACGTCATCCATTGCTCTACCCATTGCAGCAGCCGCAGCTCTTGCATAAGTTGATGTTGGATCCGCTAACATTCTAATTTTGTCCTGGGAGTCAATTAGATCTGCATATTCATAGTCAGTCATTGTTACCATACGTCTTGTATGAGGTGTATCCATTAATGGCGTGTCACTATTTCTAGTAGTTCTCGCAACAGCTGCTGCAACTCCTACTTGATCAAAGAACGCTTTTTCTGCATTAACAGATTCTACGTCAACAGATGATCTTAATAATGATCCCATCTGTTGTGATAGCATGGCTATGTTTGAGCTAAACTGCTGCACAAAAGCCGTAGTTATAGTAGTACTCATTTGAGCATCTCCTTATAGATTTAAGATTAAGATTAAGCATCTGGCTATCTGAAAAAACACAGACCAAACTAATATTTACGTTACTTAACGACCTTACTCAAAGGTTTGCGCTCAAGGGCTTGTGGCTTGTCTTGAGATTGATTAACCCACGTAAAGTAGGTATTTGCTAATTCTATTGGATCACTAATGTTATTAAGTGACCCATGACTGACTGCTAGCTTTAAGCACTCAAGTCTCACTATATTATCTTCCATTACAGCTCTCTAAGTCTTAATGCCTCATTAACATATTTCTCATGTTCTGGGTGGTGCTTATCCCAATAAGGCGTTCCAGGAGCTGTTAACCTGGTAACTTCCATTCCTATGTCAGCTGCACTTAAACCAGGCTGTGAATCTCTTCCGCTAAATTGATCTTCACCTAATCGCTCAGCTATAAATCCACCTATCTGATGAAATAACTTTATAACCTCTGGATTGTCACCCAGCATTTTACCGTCAGCCATTTGCATCTCAGTTAAATCTGACATACCAAACTCAGCCAATACATTGTTAGCTTGTGCCATATTAGCGTCAAACTTATCGCCCCAGTCTTTTCTTAGATCTTGCTCTAAGGTGACACGGTGGCTTTCTAAATCTACTTCACCAGCACCAGTTTCAACATTAGCTCTTTCACCATACGCCGCTAAAAGCTGTGACGCCTGGTTTTGAGACAATCCTATTTTATGCGCTGTTTCTTTAAACCATTGACCGTTTTCTTCTGTGTCCTGGTCAAAAGATAAATCATATTTATCCGCTGTTTCTGGTCTGCCTAATTTACTGTAAACTTGTGACCAGTCTTCTTCTGTTGCCCAACTACCTGGTATAGCCACTTTGTCAGCGCCAACCATCTTTTGAGCGTTAATGAGTGACTTAGCCATCCCATTAATATCTTTGTATGTCGATAAAGAAGGATCATTTCTGTAACCTTCATCAATATGCTGTCTAAAATCAAATGCCTGATCTTCAGACGTTGCTTGTCCAGCTTCCTCAACTATTGGGGTTTCTGGGGCATCCGCTACCTGGGCGTCATCCATTTTTTATTCCTTTTCTGGTTGTTTATTATTCATCATATTATTAATTAAAACTAAAACAGAACGCTGTCCTTCCTTGTAGACAGTTTCATCGCTGTTAGGCACATAGGTAGAATTATTCATAGAAAATCTTTTACCTAAGTCTTCCATAATCTTTTTACCGCTATCTGATGTAAAAACTTCTTTATACAAAACCTTTAATTGTTCTGGCGTCATTGCTCAGCCGCTCCTAGTCCACTTAGAATTTCTCCAATACCTTCTTGAGTTTCTGGAGAAGATCCTTCAATGGCTCTTAGAGCTGGTGCTGCATTACCAGCGGCTTCTGCTGTTTGCATTGTTTGTTGCATTTCAGCTTGTTCCTGCTGCTGGGCTGCTCTTTGTTGTCTTAGTTCTGCAACATCAGATTTA